TATATCCAACAAGGTCAAACGGAGAATGCTCAGTTTGTGGAGTAAGAATTAAATAACCTTTTTCATATAAATCAAGTTGTGCTTTTAAAACTCCCAAATCTCCTTTATTTTTAGTATGATGTTCTCTCATAATATCCAAATGTCTTATAGTTATTTATAAGACCAACACCTTACACATATGTTAGTATAACAGGCATACCTGGATTCGAACCAGGGATAAGGCTTTAGAAGAGCCGTGTGATAGTCCACTTCACTATATGCCCATAAACCCATCATATCACTGCTTCGGGCACGAGTCAACCCAAGGGGCACAGATTCTCATTTCACCTCCAAGTTTTTTACATTCATCAGTATAGCACACGGATTTGTCTATTGGGTATTCGACATATCTTTGTTCGTATTTCTTATCATACTCGAAAATAATCCGATTATACTCTGGATTTACGGCATCGATTGCCCTGTTCACATCTCCTTTGATTCTACGATCTAAAAGAATTGGATCAGTAATAATCCAATCATTCAAAGGTTTTCCTGGTATTTTTCTTTGAATTTGATCGACAATATCGTAAATTTTTTCTTCGGGAATATGAGTACACTGCGATATTCCCGTTACAACGGAAATCAATATGACTCCTATAATCGCATATCTAAAAATACTTGATTTCTTTTTACCAAATTGGAAATCAAATTTCATAGACAATCAAGATGCCTTTGCTTCCTTACGGGCATTCTTCTCTTCGGTGATTTCGGTTCTTCTTTCCTTTACAGCTTTAGCAACTTCTTGAAGTGCTTTACGAGCACGAGTTCCTGCAGCATTATTTCCTGCAACAAACTTATCATCCTCATCTTTCCATGCATCTACGGCATCCAAAAGTTTTTGTATTGTTTCTGACATTTTTTATAAAAAGTGATTACATTTATATATAAAACAAAAAAAGTGGGGAGGTTTCTCCCCACCGATCAATTTAGGTATCAAGTACCATCTTGTTGGCATAACGATAGGCAAAGTCGGTACGAGCACCATGATGCCCCCAACGTATCCATTTTGATGCAAGGCCCATATAACTGTCAATGGATCTTCCAGGGGTCTTCATTCCCCTCTCAATCATCTTCCAGTCACTCTCATTCAACATATAGTTGAGTTGAGTATCAAGTGAAGATGGACTACCACCAAGACGGGCAGCATGATTTCCTAAACCATTATATCGTGAAGAATCTGTCCACTGAATCAATCCATATCCTCCACTTCCACAAGACTCATATTTTATTCTTGCACCACCTTCACAAATATTGGGAACAAATCCAGATTCCTGTTTTATGTTTCCCATAATGGTGGCAAGGGCATTCTTATCTTTGATTCCTTGTTTTTGTAAGAAATTCAAAGCATAAGTTTCTGTTTGATTACATCCTTTACATTTCCAAATCTTTTCTTTATTTTCGACCTTCGTTTCTGTAATGTTTAGTTGTTCAGATTTGGTGTCTTTCTGATTTGGAAGTTCTTGAACAGATAGTTCGAGACCTTCTTTTTCAGGAACTGGTGGTTCACTCACTGGTAAGAGTAGTGGTGATGAAAACGCAGTTAAAACTGAAAGGAGTGTAATTGTTGAAAATAGCATTAAGTTTAATAGAATTCGGCATCCGTATAGAAGAGGGGTATACCACCTCTCTCGAAGGGCATCTTCCACGGCTCTAGGTTGTCACGTCAAAATCTCATAATAAAAAAGCAATCTTTTTAAGGATTGCTTAAGCATTATATTTTATTATTTAGGTTTTGTCAAGAATCTGGTTTACCGAACATCAATTTCCTGATCTCCAAAGGTACTATCATCTTCCAGGCAAATATAAGAAATCTCATCTTGACCCTCAAGATCTAACCATTCCTCAAATTCACCTGCGATGGCACGGGCAGTATCATAATCCTCTGCTGTTCGAATTCGTTCAATTGCCCAGTCACGAACCTGCACGATGGGTTCAATCTGTGTTTCCATAATAATGTCTTTGGAAGTTTCCTCTATCACTATAGGAGCACTTGGTTCTTCCGTCAAGTGCTTTAGGATTTTTTTAATAAATTTTAAAAACATTTTCAGTATAAATAATTTTAATGGAAGAAAGTATTTCTATGACTTGGAAATATAACGAAGAAGATTTTATAGATGCTCCTAAAGGCATAGAAGGATTTGTTTATCTGATAACAAATTTAACAAATGATAGAAAATATATTGGTAAGAAATCTTTTTGGTCAAGAAGAAAAGATAGAAAAACTGGTCGCAGAAAAACAAAAGAAAGTGATTGGAAAAATTATTTTGGTTCCTGTGATGAATTAAATGAAGATGTAAAACTTTTAGGAGGAGATAAATTCTTAAGAGAAATACTTTACTTATGCCCTCATAAAAAATCTATGTCTTATTATGAAACTATGGAACAATTCAAAAGAGATGTTCTAATGACTGATGATTATTATAACACAAATATTGAGGGTAGATTTTTTGTAAGCGAAAGAGCAGGAATTTATGAGGTTGTTTTAAGAAATGATAAGTATAGAGAAGATAAACGAAAACTTATGACTGGCGATAACAATCCTGCTAAAAGACCAGATGTTAGGCAAAAATTGAGTGAAATGTATTCTGGTGAAGGAAATCCTATGTATGGAACAAAACTATCAGAAGAGCATAAAAATAAACTTTTAAATTCCAGGAGACATAAGATTAGTGATGGAACTAAAACTTGGAAAAGTGTAACTGAATGGATGAAAGACAATAAAATGGGATTTCAAAAATATAAGAAACAATTAGAGGAGGGTATTATATTTTTAATTTAATACCTATACTCATCAATAATGTTAAGAACTTCGTCCAAATATTTATGAGCCAGAACCTTGGGGTTCGTAATAAGTTGATTTACTTGATCTTCGTATAACTTGTGTTTTAATTTCAATACACGAACTTTGAGTTCGTCCTTACTCATTTCATTTCTGGGCATAAAAAAAAGGGGAGTGTTGATTACTCCCCTATCTATACTTGATATTAAAGTTTGAAACCGCTGAATGTGTCTTTTTTCACATCTTGTCTGATTCCACCAACCACATAACTTTCAACTTCCGTTTCCTGGGGTGCGACCTGGAGACCTTTAGAGGAAATCCAGTGCTGAGTCCAAGGAAGTGGGTTATTGTTTGCTGCGATATCATATTGTGGTTTTAATCCTATTGCCTTGAGTCTGCGATTTGCAATCCACTCAACATATTGCTGAAGAAGTTTATCGTTTAATCCGATCATACTACCATCCTTAAAAAGATAGTCAGCCCATCTTTTCTCTTCGTTGACGGCACGATCAAACATTGCATAAACCCACTCTTCTTCTTCCTTTGCAATCTGTTGCATTTCGGGATCATCACCTTCTCTCCACTTATTCATAATATTTTGAGTAAGTGCTAGATGTTGATTTTCGTCTCTTGCGATAAGGCTAATGATTTTAGCTGATCCTTCCATAAGCTTAAGTTCGCCAAAGGCGAAACTACAAGCAAAACTAACGTAAAACCGAATTCCCTCAAGAATGTTAACATTTGCAATTGCTCTGTACAACTTTCTTTTGACATCATTGAGTGTATCTTTTGCGAGAGGAACGTCTTCAAGTTGATACATCCATTGATTGGATGCTCCATAATTCTGTGCTGCGGTTATAAAATCATCATATGATTCTGTAACACTCTTAGCGCGTTCAAGAATGCGCTCATCAGTAATAATTGTATCAAACACTTCAGATGGATCTGAGTATATGTTTTTGATTATGTACGTATAAGAACGACTATGAATCATCTCCATGAACTCCCAGACAGTCATACATGCTTCCAGTTCCGGTAAAGAACAATATGGAAGAAATGCTAATCCGGGACCACGACCCTGTACACTATCTAGCATAATTTGGTACTTCAAATTAGATGTGTAGATATGTTTTTGTTCGTCTCTTAACGTTTGATAATCACCTCGATCTTTTTGCAAGGAAACCTCTTCAGGTCTCCAAAAATACCCTAGTTGCTGAGTTGTTAACTTATCAAAGATTGGATACTTATAAGAATCATAACGTTGAATTCCCAAAGGTTTTCCAAAAAACATTGGTTGTTTTTTGTTGTTGACTTGTTCTGTATTGAAAACAGTCATGCCTTTGACTTGCATCTTGTTCTCCGTGGAAGAAACTTTAGATTGTACAAGATTCACACTCTCCCTCCTCTACTTTGCTTAACTCATGAATTAGGTCATTTAAACTGGGTTTCATAATAACTCCACATGTAAATTTTACACCTATTAAATTTTTCCTCACATTCTATTTAACCCTCCAAAATATTTGAGTTTCATCATACTCCAAGATTACGGTTTTGTCTATTAAAAGTCATCAAAGAATAATAATTAATATTATCAAAATTGCTTTTGTTTAATTTCTCAACTTCAATAATATTGTTTTCTTTAAGAACTTTAATTGCTCTAAATGCAGTTGTTACAGAAACTCCAATTTTTTCAAATTCAATCTCTGATATTTTTATATATTTTTTATTATTGTATAATGTAATATTATTTTCAGTTTCAATTTTTTCTTTTATAAAATTAAAAACAAGATTGATACTTTTGTTTGCTACTTGAATATTTGAAGGTATATACAAATTTTCCACACCATCAGCAAATCTATTTTGATATTTTGCTAAAAAATTATTTTTGATGAAATTAGTTTCATACTCATTTTTATCAGTAATATTGAAGTAATACCATCCACATTTAGTTGGTGTATCAAATCCTCTATTTTTTCTTCTTGTCATTCCTTCAAAAGGAATATTTTTCTCTTTACAAAATGGTGCTAATCCATCATCAACAACATAATATTCTCCACTAACATTAATTAATAAGTATTTTTTTAAATTTGGATTTCCGTTATTAATAACATATTCTTTCATTCTTTTAGATATATCTCGTTTTCTTTCTTCTGTTAATTTAAATCCACTAAATCCCTCACCTCCATTAGTAAGATTTAACAAAATTCCAGTATTTAAATCTTTTCTTCCAAATATAGAAATCATATAGATTTCGTGTTTGAATGCATCGTTTTCATAAATATCATCTTTTAAAATTATAATTCTATGTTTAGGTGGAATAGGAACCCAATGATTCCCACAATATGCCCTGTAATATTTTTGATTGGTTTTGTGCTTATGTTTTCCTTTACCAATATAATAAGGTGTTCTGTCTTCTCTCAAATAAGCATAGGTGTAAAATCTTTTATCGTTCATAACTCCACTTGTATCCTTTACAGTGTTTAAATTTTCCTTCACAAGTATATTTAATATTAGAAGGATTTGTTTCTACAAATTTAGCAGCATCACTAATAGATTGAAACTCTCTCAAAAATTTTCCTTCAATATCATACTGAAACACTTTAATTCTTTTTACATTTGGATTATTTTTGAGTGTTTTGGATGTTTTATTTTTACTCTCTTCTTTGTGAGATTTTCCAGCAAATCCACAAGGAGATAGTTGACCCTTTCTCATTTTACTCCATTTTTCTTTTTGTTCTTCTGTATGTGTTTGATTGTAGAATGAATTTTCTTCTCCAATAAATTTACCTTTTCTTTTTAATGATAAAAGTTCCTTTGTTTCTTTTGTATGAGAGTATCCAAGAATTCCTCCATCACCACCAAGAGTTTGGTTATATTCTGGTTTTAATGAAGAAATCCATTCAATTTCTTTTTCACCAAGAATATCAACATTACATCTATCTAATTCCTCAATAATAAAATTATCTTCACCATACTTTATTAATGCTTTATGAAAATAAGTTGTTGAACCATTTTTAGAAGCATAGCAGTGGTTATAAAATCTTGTTGATAAAGATTTTATGGTTTTACCAACATATTTTTTATTATTAATTTTATTAGTTATTAGATAAATGTGCCCAGACATAAGAATTATTATAACCTATTACTATTTATAATAACAGGTTTTTACACTTTCTTCAAATTTTACAACTTTCACAATCTTCCTCTTCAACACCAGAAAGTTCTTGAAGAAGTGATTGAAGATTAGGTTTCTCTTCAACTACTTCATCAGTTTTAATGTCGTAGGTATTCTGATAATATGCTGTTTTCCAACCATAACGATAGCACGTCAGAAAATCATTTGCCATTATTGAAACTGGAACTTCATTATCTGGATAATTTTCTGGATTATAAGACCAGTTTCCAGAGATGGCCTGGTCAAAAAATTTCTGCATCATCGCAACAATTTTAATATATCCATCATTACTTTTCATATCCCAGAGCAACGTATAATTATTTTTAAGTGTTGCGTATTGGGGAACAATTTGTTTCAGTGGACCCTTCTTGGATTTCTTGATGGATAGAAATCCCCGAGGAGGTTCG